CACATCCCTGACAACGCAGCCAAGGCAATTCGCCACTGTGGCCGCGTGTTCGTGCAGTGGGCCCCGAAGGTCTACGACGAAACGAAGGTTGCTCGGATCATCGGCGAGGACGGCTCGGCGGATAAGGCATACCTCGATCCGCAGCAGGCGGAGTCGATGCGCCGCGTCCCTCAGGCTGACGGCTCGATCAGGCGCATCTACAACCTCGGCGTCGGCAAGTACGACGTAGTGGCATCGGTTGGCCCCAGCTACACCACGAAGCGCGTGGAGCAGGCCGAGATGATGAACCAGCTGTTCCAGAGCTTCCCGCAGGCCTTCCAGGTGCTGGGCGACATCTTCATGGAGAACCAGGACGGCCCGGGTACTGACCGGATGGCGAAGCGCCTGAAGGCAATGCTTCCGCCTCAAGCTGCCCAGGCCGATGGCGATGATGACGAGGGCCAAGCCATTCCGCCCCAGGTACAAGCGCAGTTGCAGCAGATGGAAGCGCAGCTCAACGAGGGCAAGTCCATCGTTCAAGAACTGATGCAGGAGAACGACCAGCTAAAGGCCGAAAAGACCGCGAAGGACGCGGAGATCAGGGCCAAAATTTATGCCGAGGACGAGGCCACTCAGCGCACCAAGATTCAGTCTCTTGCAAGCATCACCGTAGCCGAGATGAACAACGAGACCAAGGAACTGCTCGCGGGGATGCAGCACGCGCTGAGCCAGGCGCAGATGGTCAACGACCAGCAGAACCAGTTCATCGAAAAGATGATGCAGGTTCAGCAGGCCGAGCACTCGCAGTCTCTCGACATTGCCAACACACAGCACTCGCAAGGCTTGGATCTGCGCAATGCAGACAACGCCGAGCAGCAGCAGCAATTCAGCCAGCAGCAGACCATGGAGCAACAGGCTCTAGCGGCGCAGCAGCAACAAACACCGCCACCAGGCGTGTAGCACCTACCGGTGGGATCACCGGGCTCCTTAGCAGGAAACCATGTCAACAGAAAACGCATCGGCGCTTGCCGAGGGGCAACCATTGCCCGCTGATACCAGTCAGCAAAACGTCACGGAGACGCAAAACCCGGAAGTGCAGCCCGAGAAGACCTTCACGCAAGCCGAGCTTGACGCGATCGTTCAGAAACGTGCCGCCAAAGCAGAACGCAAGGCCGAGGCCCGATACCAGGAACTGCAGCGCGAAATCGCTGACCTGAAGACGCCCAAAGCCGCCGCAGAGAGCAGCAATCCCGAGAAAGCACCAGTTCGGGGGGATTTCGAGTCCTACGAGGATTTCATTCGAGCCGAGGCATTGCACACGGCACGGGTGGAGACGCGCAAGGAGTTGGAAGCCTTCAAGAGCGAGGGAAAGAAGGAGCGTGAAGAGAGCACCAAGGCCAAGGCGGCCGAGAAGTTCTCCGCGCGTGTCAGTGGCGTGATCGAGGCAGGCCAGAAGGCTTACCCCGACTTCGACGCAGTGATCAATGCGGCGGTCAAGGCTGAAGTCTTGCCGACGCAGGGGCCGCTGTACGAAGCAATCATGGACTCGGACATCGGCGAAAAGCTCGCCTACTACCTTTCGCACCCCAAGAACGAGGCAGAGGCAGAGCGCATTCAAGGGCTCTCCGTCTATGCCCAGCTCCGCGAACTGGGAAAGCTCGAGGACAAGCTCTCTGCGAAGAAAGAACCGCGCGAGACGATGGAGCCCATCGGCGGACGCACTTCAACGACATCCGGCCTGCGAGACGACGCCCCCATGGATGCATGGGTCAAGGCGCGTAACAAGCAGGCCAACTCGAGGTAATCGAAATGGCAAACAACCTGCTCACTCCGATCATGATCACGCGCGAAGCCGCTCGTGTTCTGGAGAACAACCTGACCTTCTCGAAGAACGTCAATCGTGAATACTCCGACGAGTTCGCCCAGCGTGGCGCGAAGATCGGCAACACGATCAACGTTCGCATTCCTCCGCAGTACGTCGGCCGCACTGGTGCAGCCCTCGCTGTGGAAGACGCGATCGAGACCTTCCGCCCACTGACCCTCACGACCCAGTTCGGCGTGGACATCTCGTTCACGACCGCCGATCTGACCCTGAGCATCGACGACTTCTCCGAGCGGTTCCTGAACCCCGCCATGGCGACGATCGCCAACCGCGTGGACTTCGACGGCACCACGATGGCGAAGAACAACACCTGGAACCAGGTGGGCACTCCCGGCACCACGCCGAACAGCATGCTGACCTACCTCCAGGCCGGCGTGCAGCTCGACAACATGGCCGCTCCCCGTGACGGTGCTCGCGCTGCCGTGCTTTCGCCCAACGCCCAAGCGGTGCTGGTCGACGCGCAGAAGGGCTTGTTCCAGTCCTCGGAAGCCATCGCCGACCAGTACCGCTCGGGCAACATGGGTCTGGCGGGCGGCTTCAAGTTCAGCATGGACCAGAACGTCCCGCTGCACACCGTGGGCCCGCTGGGCGGTGCTCCGACGACCACGGGCGCGCAAACGGCTTCGGCCACCCCTTCGGGCGCGACTGGGGCCGCTGGTGCCAACCTGCTGACTCCGTTCCCGCTGGTGACTGGCTCGTGGACCGCTGCCGCGGCTCTGCGTCTTCGTGCTGGCGACGTGTTCACGCTGGCAACCGTGTTCTCGGTGAACCCGCAGAATCGCCAGTCGACGGGTCAACTGCAGCAGTTCGTCGTGACCACGGACTTCAGCTCGGACGCTTCGGGCAACGGCTCGGTGCAGATCCTGCCGCGCCCGATCTTCTCTGGGCCGTTCCAGAACGTCACCTCGGTGACCAACAACATCCCGGCGACCACCCCGCTGACGATCGTTGGCACGGCGAACTCCGCCAACCGCCAGAACTTCGTGTTCCACAAGGACGCCTACATGCTGGGCACCGCCGACCTGATCATGCCGGATGGCGTGGACTGGAAGGGCCGCGTGAACTGGAAGGGCGTTTCGATCCGCGCGGTGCGTCAGTACCGCATCGGCACCGACGACCTGCCGACTCGTACCGACGTGCTCTACGGCTGGGCCCCGCTGTACCCGCAGCTCGGCTCGCGGGTCACGGAATAAGCATCAGCAACCTGTGAGAGAGGGCCCTTCGGGGCCCTTTTTCATGCCTCAAAGGAAACACAACATGCCTTCCTCCCTCCCTTACGGCAACGCCAACAAGTTGGTGCTTGTCGATGTGATCTGGAGCCCCGTCTCCGTCGCAGCCAACACCACTGCCGCGCAGAACGTCACGGTCCCCGGCGTCATCCCGGGCCAGGACTTCTGCTTCGACATCACCAAGCCCACCGAACAAGCCGGCCTGGCCATCGGGTCGACTCGCGTCTCTGCGGCCAACGTCGTCACTGTGGTGTTCGTCAACGACACCGCGGCCCCGATCGTGCCGACCGCTGCCGAGCGCTACACCTTCGGGATCATGCGCCGCGATGGCCCCGCAACGGGAGTGATGTCTTGATCCGCCCCCTTGGGAACCGAATCCTCGTCTCTCCCATCGTGGAGGCCCGCTCGGATGTCATCTGGACGCCCGAACAGCTTTCTCGCTGGGGGAATGGCCTGCTCGCAACCAAGGGGACCGTTCTCGCTCTCGGCCCCGATGTGGATCCGGACGCGATCAAGGTCGGCGAGGTGGCTCACTTTTCCGATTCCTGCGGCAAGCCCTGCGCCGATGGGATCCTGATCCGCGAAGACGACGTGATGTTCGTCTGCGATGCGACCGTCAAAGCCGAATGGATCGGCGCTGTGGAGGTGTCCTGCAATGTCGAATAACTACCCCGCATGGCGTTTCGGCCCCGAAGGCTCGAGCGTCGTCGTTCTCTCGCCCGAAGAAGACAGCATGCTCGGCGCGAGCTGGTCGGACAAGGTTCACGAGAACTTCGACCCGAAGACCGCGCCGACCTACTCGAGCGTCGAATTCGTGCCTGAGCCGGTGGATGTCGATGCCATCGCTGAAGCGGTGAAGCGCAAGCCTGGCCGCCCCAAGAAGGCCGAGTAAATGGCTACCACGACCGTCCTCGATCTGATCACGCTCGGCCTGAAGAAGGCCCGCGTGCTCGGTACGGGCGACATCCTGTCCGACGAGGACGCTCAAGCATCGCTGGACACGCTGAATCTGATGCTGGACTCGTGGTCGCTCGATCGGCTGTTTGTCTACGTCGAGACGCTGCAAACGCTCACTCTGACCGGCGCAGGATCGTACTCGGTCGGCCCTGGCGGCGATCTGGACATCCCGCGACCGAACAAGCTCGTATCGGCCTATGCGCAGATCAACGGCGTCTCCTACCCAATGGAGATTCTGGAAAACGGCGAGCAGTACGACGGCATCCGCCTCAAGGGCCTTGCCCAACAGTGGCCGGCGTGCGTTTGGTATCAGCACACCTATCCGCTGGGGACGCTGTTCTTCTATCCGCTGGGTGCGTCGACCTGCTATCTGCGCTTCACGACTGCACTGCAGCAGTTTCCGGCGCTCAACACGCCGATCGCGCTGCCCTCTGGCTACAAAAAGGCCATCGTTGACGCAGGCGCTGTCGAGTTCGCGCAGGCCAACAACACAGAGATTTCGCCTCTCGTTGTGCAGTCCGCGGCGAACGCCATCGCCAGGCTCAAGCGGCAGAACAGCCAGCCGGCAACCCGGGGGCTCGAGGTGACAGCGATCTCGTCTCGCGTCGGGTCCAACCAATACAACATTTTGAGCGACGGCTACTAAGGAACCACCATGGGCGCACCAGCAACTCCGACCGCAACCGGCAGCACTTCTCCTGCGCTGCAGTACCAAGCCGTCACCCCTGGCACACGCCTGGGCGCTCCCTGCCGATCGCTCTACATCGGAGGCACTGGCGATGTGGTCGTGAGTTCGGCAGACGGCACATCGGTGACGTTCTCTGCAGTCCCGGCCGGCGTGATCCTGCCGATCGTCACGTTCATGGTCGTGTCGGCCACGGCAACCAACATCGTCGCGCTGTACTGACATGCAAATCGGTCTTGGTCTCGGCCTTACGCTTCCTCGTAAGGCGGGGAGTGCTGCGCTCGATCCGGCTGTGGTCGCCTACGCAGCCGCGGTCACTGGTGCGGGCGGCTCCCTGTCGGGCGCTCAGACCAGCGCGCTGAACACCTTCGTCGCGTCGACCAAGGCCACTGGCGTCTGGAACAAGTTGCTCGAGGTGGGGA